TCGATGTCGTAGTTGTCGTTCCTCCCGATGTATTTGGTAGAGATTCGTATGTTACTACGCTTACTCCTCCAACCTTATCGTCAACAAGATACGCTACCGAATATGGAGAATCAAAGTTGACTTTGGCTGGATCAAAATGCAAGAATGCATTGGTACTCAATGTGCCTGGTTGCAGGGGGTTTGAAAATGCTACTGTGTAGTTACTGTCTGTTCCGTATACAGGACTGACCTGCTTTTCTAGAGTTACAAGAACGCTACTTCCTTGAATGCTAGGATCGGTTGCGTCTATCACAGAAGTCAGTCTCGACAACAGGAGATTTCCTCCGAACTTTCCTAGATTCTGTGTTACATACGATTCGATTACGCTCTTCACCAACTGCTTAATCTCCGTTATGGATTTGGCAGTTTTTGCTGTGTTCATCTTTAGTGTGGTTTGGAATCTGAGATAGGTGTAATCAGGATCGACTATTTCGGGTATAACACCAACCACATTGTACTTTTTCAGAATACCGCTCTTGATTGCTTCTTTTTCTTGATTGGTTAGTGTTGTTCCCTTGACAGGCTTTATGGAAACAAACACTCTTCCGTATACTGGTGGTGTGTTGTCCTCTCCACCCCAAACATAGATGGACTCTGCAAACGGATAGTCTTTTGCAAGTGTAAAGGCGTAGTCTTCTACTGTTACTGCTCTGTCTTGTGCCTGAAATCCTCTAGGTGCGTAGTACTTGATAGACTGCACGGACTCTCTAGTTGCTCCACCCAAAGCAGGAGAAACTACTACAGTTTCGGTACTAACAGGGAAAGATGCCCCTTCCAATACAAACGCTCGTAGGTTCTCTGTTTCGTTTGCACCGATATCGTTTGCCTCTGCGGGATTGTTGGAAGTCACCAAGTACTCTAGAATAACAACATTGCCGTTTTTCAAACCCTTGCCTACGATATCATCTCCAAAGTAGATTTCAAACTTTCGGTTTTCGGTTTCTTGTACGAAGTAAACCTTGCTATCCGATCCTAACTGTAGAGGATCAGTAACCAAGGTCCAATACTCGTCGTATCCTGATATGTCGGTGGTTGCAGCCTGAACTCTAACTTTCAGCGTACTGATATCCACATTTTCCTGTGGTATTACAAACTTCTGTGCAGGTTTGTTTGTTCGATCAACGATGAAAGTAGATACTGTTGCTCTTCCTTCTATGGCCTCTAGTTCAGGAATCCAATAGGATGTGGTGATGCCGTTGACATCGTATTCCTTTGGTTCGAGTTTGTACATTTGAGTGGTTAGAAAGTTGTATGTGTTTGCTCCAGTTCCTGCGTTTGCCGAAAACACAGAGTACTTTGGAAGAAACTCATCGTCTACACTACCGTCTGCATTTGCAGGAACAGTCACCGACAGTATTGCTCTTGCACCTCGGTTGGAAGTGGGAGTGTACCCAAGCAGTTTTGCATGAGAAACCACAGAGTCTCTGACGGTTGCACTATCCAAGAACATTTCATTGGCAACCATGTTGCTGTAGTAGTTAATGTAATGGGTGTTGTAGGCCAAAAGATCTAGCAGTATTCCCAATCCCGATCCTTCAAAGTTGTAGTCCTTGAATTTTTCTTGGGAACTGAGGAAGTCTTTGAGTCTAGATTTGATCTCATAGAACTCTAGACCGTCAACTGCTATTTTGTAACTCGGGTCTGCCATTAGCGAAGCCTCTCTAGGTAAAACTGAAACTCAGAAATCTTTGGTTTGTTCTTGATCTGAAATCTGATCGTAACATCAAACCTGTTATAGTCAGGATTGCCAATAACAACCACATCATTTAGAGTTACACGAGGCTCAAACGAAGTAACGGTGTCTCGTATTCCCCTTTCTAGTCTTGCTTCCGTTAGTGGAGTAAAGTTCTCGAAAAGGTGAGAAGTGATATTGCTTTGTATGCCTGGTTGAAACGGACGCTCGTATTTATTGGTAAGCAGCAAATTCTTCAAAGAGCGTTTTATCGCCGATTCGTCCAGTACTGTGTTTATGTCTTTGGTCACAGGATTCATGGCAAAATTCAGATCAATGTCTGTGAACTGATTTTTTGGTGCTGTTGCCATTATTGCCCTCCTGTTCCTGTCTATGTAGCATCAAATAGCCATGTTATACAGAAACTTCTGGCGTGTCACCCTCATCTAGAGGATTGTACCATTCGGAGTCACTAGGAATCACACCGTCTGGACCTCCGAGCGAATCCTCGCTGAAGTAACCTCCATCCACGCCACCAGTAATAGGTGTTGGTCCTGGGCCTGGAGTTGGGGTTGGGAGTACTGCAATTCTATAACCCAAATAGTATGTTCTGCTTTCTAGCAGAGCAAGTCTTTCTTGAATCAGCGCGGCGGTCTGTGAGTCTACTGGCGGTGCTTCTCCAGTTATGACGCCTTCTAGAACAAGTTCATCTGAAACTGGTTCATAGAATACCTCTTTATCCACTTCCTCTTGCTTGGCTCTCTGTATTCTCTTATCTTTGCCAGTTTCGTTAACTCCTGCACGGGCCTGTGCTGCCGTGTCCTCTGTTGCTGCGGCCGCTGCCGCTTGCTTTTTGTCCTCTTTGTCCTTTTCTAGTCTGATCTGCGATATGGACTCTCTGAGACTTTCACCACCTGTGAACTCTTCCATCATTGCTCGCATGATGCAGTTTCCTCTACCGTCACCTCTTGCTATTGCTGCCAGGAATTGTCCGAGAGTAAACTTGGATATGTACGCTTGTGCCAGATTGAATCTAGACAGATCAAGCGACACAAGGTAGTTCAAGTACTCAAAGAAACCGGCAAGCACTCCAAACATCTCGTTTAGTTTGTTGAAAAAGTCATCAAGACTTCGCCCACCGAGAATGCCATTGAGTGCGTCCAAGTTCAATGGTAAAAGACTAGCAATGAGAGATAGCAAGTCTCTTAGTATTCTTCCTATGGAGTCTGGCTCACACAGTAGTTTTTTCATCTGATCTATGATTACTGGTCCCTGAATCGTAGAGTTAAAGAATCCAGTAAAGTTGTCCTGATCCTTACCTTCCATTTGCTGTTTTGCAGAATCGTATGCGCTTGCCGTGCCCATAGTTCTCATAAAGGTATTGGGATCACCCACACCGCTCTGCTGATCGGTGTGGTTTTTGAATTGGGTAATGCTACCTTGTTGTGTTGTTAGATTGTCTGTTAAGGTTGGAGAAGTACCCAACGCTGCTTCTGGACCAAACTGTAGTGTTCGTAGTCGAGTCAGCAGATCAGAACCGTCTGCACCTAATCCGGCCAGTCTTCCGTAGAAATACTGTTGTTCGGGAGTCACTTCCTCTTGAGGATTGTTTGGATTACTGGTGTTTGTTCCATCGTACCACCACGGGGGAATTTGGCTTACGAGTCCCTTTAGTTCGTCAGAACACAGTAACCATTGTAGGATTCCTAGCGCAGAGGCATTCTCGAAAATGTCCCCTCGCATAATCTTGTCTATCAAAGCCTTAACTGCATTGGATAGTCTATCTGCATTGTTGGTGCATTTTCCAATTGCTCTCTTGGTTAAGTCTTGTGTTCTTTCTATAGACATTTGCTTATCCTGCTACCACATTTGGACTTCCTGTTTGATTTCTAGAACCACATGATACAGAGTCTCCTATTCTGGCTATAGGTAGACCGTTTGCAAACACAGTACCTGAACCGCTATCTTGCACGGCGCCATGACATCCATTACTAGGACAGCAATGTGTTTGCCATGGATCGCCCACGCGGTGTACTCCCAATCCATTAACCAAGACATTTCCAGACGCGCCAGCGTTTGGTCTAGAACCAAAACAACCGTGCCCCGTGCATAAGTCTCCGAGTCTGTGTACTGGTAGTCCCATGTTAGTTCAACTGGATGGTTGCACCGCGTATGATTGTGTCTGCTTTGCTTGTGAAACGATGGAACTGGCCAGACTGCAACGCGGTATGCAATCCTACAGTCATGTCTCTGAATCCTCCGCAGGACTCTAGAATATTCTTGCTTGCTTCCAGTATGTAACTCTTGTTGGTCTTGATGTGAGTGTCTTGACCTGAGTGAGAAAATCGTTTCTTGCCGATTCTTTCTGTCATGTTACCTGTTACATCAAGCGTATAGTTTCCGTTCACATAGGCATTGTAGTCTCCGTCGTGCAAGGTAAGGTTTACACTACCTTGCATGACTTCAACATTTACATTTGCTCCCTGCCCAACCTGTACATCAAAGTTCTTGCCACTTTCCTGATCCGTATTCTGAAGAATGCGTAGAGCCTTGTCAACGGTGATGTAAGCATTCCCGTCAATCTGAACATGATTGTCTTTCAGGATGACGGTATAGTTGTCTTTAACAATCCGCTCTACCTTGCTTCCGTCAGGAAACACCTCGTAGTTGGTTCCGCTACGGTGGTACTCTGATATGCGCTCTGCACCAGGCGTATCATCTACTTCCCATGTGTGTCCTGATTCAGACTCACGGACATGGTTGTAGGGGTATCGTGCATCGTAATCAGATTCTCTTTCATCCCATACTGGACCATCAGAACCTTGAGTTCTTACTGATCCACCTTCACATGGTGGTGCAGACGGCACAGATTTGTTTCTGTCTGCTGCTAGTGCAGTCTTTACTTGCT